TTTCGATGAAGGTTTTGACAGAATATTTAGAAAAAAAGAACGAGAAAAGCCATATATCAATGAATACGGAGATGACAAAGTCCTAATTATTGATGATGAAGGAAACAAATACACAGAGGAAGAGAAGAAATAAATCCTTCCCTTCCCTTTAGCTAACAGGAGATATTATGAAAGAGAGAGAAATTAACATTTTGTTTGTAATCATAACGATTATTCTTACTACCATAATTTTTGTTGGATAGTATTGATATAATTAATTATTATGATATTATTGATATAACTAACAAATACAGGAATTAACATGAATCATATAAGCACTAAGTATCTACCAGCTACGGACACAAGAGGGGCAAGGATAAAAGCCAGCACAACCGCAGATAAAAAACTTTCGATAATCCGCCCTTATGATTACAAGCTAGATACAGAGCCTAACCATAGGGCAGTAGCTAAGGAACTATTTGAGATACTCGGCTGGGAAAAAGAGGACAAGAGAGCCTACATTGGAACAACTGACAGAGGTTATTCTTATACATTCCACTATAAATGGAACACTGTAGACTTCTAAATCTGTTGCACATGTGCAAATAAATACAGAAAGCCGAAAAGACTACAAAGTCCGCCTACTTACTAGCTAACAGGGTAATAGACACAATAGAAGAAGTAAGTAGGAAATTACACAATATTGGCAAGGCACGGAATAAAAGACGTACCTATTCGCACACCCTCCCAATCCTCACAAAATGCAACCTAATCACTAGCTAATGGCACCTAACCAGCCTTCCCTTATTGCTTCCCTTCCCTTCACTAGCTAATAGCCTTCCTTCCCTTCCATTTATTGATAAAGGCACACACAACAATAATGGCAAACCTATCGTGGTTGCTGGCTAATGTTCCACGTGAAACATATTTCCAATAATGTGTTGACATAAGGAATAAGTATGATAGTATTGACATAACTAACAAACAGGAGAAAAAAAATGACAGTAGAAGTAACAAAAGAAGAGTTCCAAAGGTTTATAGACGTGAGAGATAGTGGAATAGTAAACACTGTATCGCCTCAGGTACAAACTCTTGCTGGTATATCGAAAGAGGTACATATGGCAATATTAAACCAATTCACGGAGCTGGAGTCTAAGTACAGTAGCTAACAGCCCTGTTAGTTGGGTAGGAGAAGTTGTTGAGTAGTAGTATCCTCATCAGCTTCTCTCAGGAGGACAATAAATGAATGTAAAAGAGTTAATAGCAGAACTACAAAAAGTAGAGGATAAATCATTAGAAGTAAGATGTATCGATGTAGCTGATACTGACGATTACAATGCGTGGGCTTACAAGGTAGAGGAAAGCAGTACGGGTTCTAGTGGATATGAATTATCGGGCGAGGTTAGGATACTAGCGTCAGAGTAGCAGTGTAATCTTTGTCAGCTTCCCTTTCCTTCCCTTTCTTTGTTTGTTTCCTTCCCTTTCATCACAAGATTATATATTGGTTCTTCTTTGTCAGATGTATTGCTAGCTAGTAGGATATCAAAATAATTTACTATATTAATATTTGTACTTACTATATTAATTATGTTAATATTAATTATCTAACTAACAATGGATATAATTATGCAAAAGAAACTTAATTTTACTTGGTGCAAAGATACTATTATTGATGCAGTAGGTAATGATATCTTTACTGCTATCTTTATTAAAAAAGATGGCAGTGAACGTAAAATGACTTGTAGGTTCGTAGCTGATAAAGGCGAACTTGCAATTGGTGAGCATGACCGAATCTTAACAGTGAAGGAAATGTTACATAAGCCACAGTTTAGAAGAGTAAGCTTAGATAGTCTTATATCTCTTAAACACAATGGCATAACTTATAAATTTAACTAACAGAAGGTAATAACAATGCAAATAATACAAGAAGGAAACGCAGACGCTCTAGAAGTGCCAGCTGGTATTAAATTTGATATAGCACTAGAACCATTACAAACAAGAGATGGTTTAATTGTAGATTATCAGACTAGACGTGCAGTAGTAGATAAAACTAATGGACGTGTTGTAGGGACATGTGGTAAGAACTACAGCCCTACAGCGTACTATGATGTTTTTGATATGGTAAGTAACAGTCTTAGGAAATCAGGCATAGATTTATCTAATATTAAAGTTATAGATAATACTTATGATGGTGGTGCTAAGGCACACAGAAAAATTCAATTTAACAAAATTGAAAAATCACTAGCTAAGAAGGATGATGTTATAAAACTAGAACTAAATATACATAGTTCATTGGATTTATCACGTAAGATATCATCTATATTTGGTGCTATTCGTCTATGGTGTTTAAATGGATGTGTTACATCTGATTATAATGTAGCTAGACATTTTAAACAAACAGTCGGACTTAACACAAATTGGCTAGCTAACAACTCAGTATCAGCATTAGAAAACTTTGAAAACAATAAAGTTATGTTTGATAGAATGTTAGCTACCAGCGTAACAGATGATGAGGTAGCTAAATTCTTTAAAGAGACTATAGCTAAGTTATCAAAACCTACGGGCAATAAGATTGATGGATTTGTATATCATTCTAAAGATAAGCTTACTAATCTTATGAATAGATATACAAAAGAAATTAGTCTATGTGGTGGTTCTAACTTATGGTCTGTATACAATACACTTACTAATTATTCTACTCATGTATCTAATCAAGATTGGACGGGTACTACAGTAAATGAAAAAGGTAAGGTTGTTAAAGCAGACTTACAAGGGGCTAAGCATAACGTAGTCTACAATAGAGAACTAGCAGTGGCTAACAGCCTGAGCCATTCTCTATTCAGACAAGTTGCTTAAACTTTTAACTAACAGATTACTAGCTGGTATAATTACTAGCTAGTAATCACTAACAAGGACTAACAAATGACAACACAAAAAGAAGAGCAAAAAATAATAGATAAAATAATTAATCTATTACAAAAGTATGATGACAAAATAACAATGCTAGCTACGAATCAATATCATAATCTAGATACAGATGATGACATACCAACGCTTGTAGCTAAGCTTAGATTATTCTATGGACGACAAGTTCTAGATACTAATGTAACTCTTAAAGACTTAGAGATAACATTAGCTAACATCTAATACTAACCAGCAAGGCAGGTAGGAATTATAATCTTACCTGCCTATTTTTACGCCTACCCTAGACCCCCATACGCATATGTTTATATATATATATCTCTATTCCGCACAGCGGTGGGGGAAAATGAAAGGTATTGACATAAACACACCTCTCTAAAAAAAATTTCGAGCCTACGGCTGTTTTAGGAGGCAACACAAGATGTTGTGGTTAAGTTAATTATTTAACACAATATGTTGCTATCTGTTAAAAAAATAGTCATAATGAACTTGGACAACTACGCCTAATGAATGATAAACAAAGAATACAAGAGATTGTATCAACACTCAAAAAACGGCAAGTAGAATATAAACTCAATTACTACAAACCCTACAGATTTCAAAAAGACTTTCATAGAGCGGGCATAAACGCCAATCAAAGACTATTGATGGCGGCAAACCGAGTCGGCAAATCCTATGTGGGAGCTATGGAAATGGCTATGCACTTATCAGGTGATTACCCTGATTGGTGGGAAGGTAAAAGATTTAAAGAACCCATAAGAGCATGGGTTTGCGGGGCATCTAATGAAACTACCCGTGATATATGTCAAAAAGAATTATTTGGGCAACCCGACAACCCTAGAGATAAGGGCAGAGGTACTGTACCTAAACATCTCATTGGTGAAACGACAAGAAAACCTGGAGTGCCAAATGCACATTCCTCCGTACTTGTAAAACATATAACAGGAGGTTGGTCGAGAGTTGCCTTTAAAGCCTATGAAATGGGGGCTGAAAAATTTATGGGGGAGTCAATTGACCTTGTTTGGCTAGACGAGGAACCATCACAAGAAATCTACTCCCAATGTATAACTCGTACACTCGACAGACAAGGAATGGTTTATTTGACCTTTACGCCTGAATCGGGCATGACAGAGGTGGTACAAAACTTTACGACCGATTTAAAGCCATTACAGGCTCTTATAACGGCAGGTTGGGAAGATGCAGACCATTTGACAGCATCAATGAAAGAACAAATCCTACAAGCTTTGCCACCACATGAGCGTGAATTGCGTTCTAAGGGCATACCAATGATAGGTAGTGGATTGGTATTTCCTATATCAGAAGACAATTTAACTTGTGAACCTTTCCAAATACCTGAACATTTTGCACGGATTGCAGGTCTTGACTTTGGTTATGACCACCCTACAGCAGTAGTATGGGTAGCATGGGATAGAGATGAGGATATTGTATATATCTATGATTGCTACAGGATGTCAAAACAAACACCTGACTATCATGCAAGCCATATCAATGAAAGAGAAGGCTCGCACTATATACCTATCGCTTTCCCACATGATGGCTACCAGCACGATAAGGGCTCAGGCATAACATTGGCAGAGCAATACAGAACAGCTCACGTCAATATGTTGCCATTTCATTTTGAGAATCCACCTGCATTAGGCGAGAAGAAAGGTGGAAACAGTGTAGAAGCAGGATTGATGGACATGCTATCACGCATGGAACAGGGCAGATTTAAAGTATTTAACACAATGTACGACTGGTTTGATGAGTTTAGGCTCTACCACAGAAAAGACGGCAAGGTGGTTAAAATAAGAGATGACTTGATGTCAGCAACTCGTTACGCTGTCATGAGTCTTCGATATGCAGACACAGAAAAATCAAAATGGCACAAAGAAGGACGACTAGGTCCTGATGTAGCCATTGTTTAGGAGATAATAATGGCAGATAAGAAAAAACGCAGAGAATTAGAAGATGCGGCAATAAAAAAAAGAAAAGCAAACAAACCAACGAGAGTTCATAATTTTAAAACAGATAAACCAGGTCAATTTGTACCTAAAAAAAATACTATGAAAATTAGAGTACCTGGCAAAACATTGACTGTTCAAAAAAACTTCACAGATTTGAGCAATACTAATCCACATAGAATTTACCCTGATGCAGATTTTGGAGAAGATAGGTCAGCAAAAATAATAGGTGATAGGCTCAAAAGAGGAGAAAGTCCATTTTCTAAATCAGCAGCTCAAAGATTCAAGGATAGATACACAAAATATTCGAAGAAATAATATGGCAAAAAAAAATAAAAACATGAGCGACAGCGAGCTTGCCTCGCATTTATCATCTGAAATAGAACAAGCTACAGGACACATGAATAGCGAACTCTCTAATCAAAGAGAGGACTCTATGAAATATTATCTTGGTGAAAAGTTTGGTAACGAGATTGATGGGCGTTCAGAGATTGTAACAACTGATGTAAGAGACACAGTCGAATACATTATGCCGAGCCTTATGCGTATATTTACCACGCACAACAACGTAGCTGAATTCGAGCCACAAGGACCTGAAGATGTCCAAATGGCACAACAAGCTACTGATTATGTCAATTATGTTTTTAACAAACAAAATAACGGCTTTAAGGTCTTATATGATGTCTTTAAAGACGCACTTATATCTAAGACTGGTATTGTTAAGCATTATTGGGAAGAAAAAACAGAAGTATCTACAGAAAATTACACCAATCTTACAGAAATAGAATATCAATCTATCTTGGCTAACGATGAAACGGGATGATGATAAGTCCTGAAGTTATAACACATGATGTCAAAGCAAAAAGGACAGAATCAAGCGGGCAAGTCAGAGTAGTATCAGTACCACCTGAAGAATTCTTAATATCAAGAAGAGCCGTAGACATAGAGTCAGCACAGTTTATTTGCCATAGAGTTAAAAAGACAGTATCTGATTTAATTTTAGAAGGCTACGACAAAGCTATAGTAGAAGATTTACCAACTTATTCACAATCACAAGCAGAATTTAACGAAGAAAGGTTAGCAAGATTTAGTTTTGATGATGATTCTATACCACCTGATGAGGGCGAAGGAGCTAGCAGACAGGTTTGGTTAGATGAATGTTACACATACATCGACCTAGATGGCGATGGTGTAGCAGAACTAAGAAAGATTACTAAAGGCGGAAACCAAATATTAGAAAATGTTGAAATAGACTATATTCCATTTTCTGCAATTTGCCCTCTACCGATACCTCATAAGTTTTATGGCATGTCGGTAGCAGATACAGTAAAAGATATACAGCTAATCAAATCCACTATTGTAAGAAACATTCTAGACAATATGTATTTGACTAACAATGCTAGATACGCTGTATTAGCTGGGCAAGTTGAGCTAGATGATTTACTTACATCTAGACCTGGAGGCATTGTTAGGATGCGTGCACCAGGTGCTGTAACACCATTACCATCACCGCAAATAACAGGCGATGCTTTTAACATGGTTAAATATTTAGACCAAATAAGAGAAGAAAGGTCAGGAGTGTCTAAAATGACACAAGGATTAAACCCTGATGTATTAAATTCTCACGTAACAAGCGGTGCAATATCAGCAGCAACAGAATCATCAATGCAAAGAATTGAGCTTATAGCTCGCATATTTGCTGAAACAGGCATAAAAGATGTATTCAAATGTATTTATCAACTAGTACAAAGATACGAAGATAGAGAAAAGATTGTTTTTCTCAATAACAAATTTGTACCTATTGATGTATCGAGATGGAGAGATAAATTAAATTGTACCATCAATGTTGGTATTGGCAGTGGTAGCCAGCAAAGCAAGATGCAAACTATGAATGGCATTATGCAAATCATACAACAGCTTGTCCAAAATGGAGGCATGGGAACTTTAGTTACACCACAAAATATATACAATGCGGTTAGTGAATTTATGGCACAGTCAGGTTATAAAAACGCAGACCAATTTATATCGAACCCAGAAATGATGCCACCACAACAGCCGCCTCAACCAACACCTGAAGAAAAAATTGCTAATCAAAAAGCAGAAATAGAAGTACAAAAACTACAACTGCAAGCAAAAGAAACAGAAATAGATACAGCTATAAAAGCTCAAGAACTTAAACTTAAAGAAAACGAAGCTGCTATAGACTTGGCACTAAAACAAGAAGAATTAAAAATTAAACAAACACAGCTTGCACTCAATGAAGCAGAACTTGCGTTAGAGACAGTACAAAAAAGACCTGTCGGTATAGGACCTAAGTAATGTCATATCCTAAATACTCAGGTCATGGAAAAATAGAAAGAAAAAAACTTGTATCAAAAAAAATAAAGGTTCTAAAAAAAGAAGGTAAGCCACAAAAACAAGCAGTAGCTATGGCACTTAACATGTACCCTAAAAGAAAAAGGCTACCTTTGGCATGAAAGATAATAGCGAACTGAATATTGAAATAGAGTTAATTAAAAAAGATATACATGATAT